GCAGGTCGGTGCCTTCGCGGGTTAGCGCAACATGATTCCACTGATTAAGAGTGATAGCCCCGCCAGAGCTGCCATCGAGAATCATGTTAAATCCGGGTCTGTGCTCAAGAAAGAACAGCGGTCTATTGCCATCGTCGTTAATAAATAGCTGCCAACTACTGGATCCCTCTACGCCCAAAATTGCTTTATAGCCTGCCTGGTAGTATTCGGGATACCACCAAGTCTGCCACATAAAGTCGCCTGAAAAGGTTACGGAGTTTGATCCTTTTAGTTTTGCACTAAATTCGTTGACATAATACGAACTGATCCCTTGCTTGGCAAGATAAGTTGAGATGTGGCCTCCTCCGGTACGTGTCATTGTGTTATTCGCGGCACTGTAGTCCTTGACTACAGTTGGTGTATTTGTCTCTTCATACAGCAGCAGCAAAGAAGAGACGGTATCAGCCTTTTGCGGCCACACTCCTGCACGCCTAGCCACGCTCTGCTCATTCTGAAACCACAGCCCAGTCGCTGCGCCGAGCGTCGGCGTGCGCCTGATGCCCATCAAGCCGCCGTTAAATCCCAACATCACGAAATGTCCTCGTAGCTGATGACCAGCTCCAGGTCGCTGGCAGCGCTGGCCTGTGCCCTCAAGCTGTGGCCTTCCTCCAGGTAGATGTATGCCTCGCGGGTCACCAGCACTTGCGTGGCATCAGCTGGCACGGTGATCGTCTTGCCAATGGCAAACCCCGTGGTGCCGTTGTAGTGCTCTAGGCTGATGTCCGCTGCGTTGGTGCCGTCCACGTTGGCGCAGTACACGCTGTTGACCTTCAGCACCTTGCCGCTGCTGCCAGCGTTGCTCAGCGCTGCAGCCATCGAGGTGGTGACGGCATACCCAACCGTCTTGCCGGTGACGGTTGTGACGGAGCTGCCTGATTTGATGTTTGGTGCAGCCATGGCAACGCCTTACCTGCTTTCAGTATAGAAAGCCTAGAAGGGCAGAATGTCGTTAGCTTGCCATTCCCAGTCCAGCCAATACGGCGCACCGCCGCTGGTTAGGTTGCCATCAGCTGCACCTGGCGTGAAGGTTGCAAGGATCGCCCAATCCCGGCGGCTGGTTTGCACGTCCGTGCCATTGGTAAACGCGCCGCCGTCGAAGATGGCCACGACCTGCAGCGTGAACCCAGCGGCGACCGGACTGTTTGGCTGACCAAAGGCTGCGCCCGCTGCGAGCGTGCATGTGATCTGTAGCTCCAGGCCGCCCACCGTGGCGCCTTCGCCTGGCACAGATTCCAGTGTCAGCGTCACCGTATGGCGCTGCAGCCCTAGATCCTCGACTTGTGGCGGTTCGATGTAGCGCCAGGCGTAGCCGGACAGTGTGTAGTCAGCGGCTGTGACGCCTGACAGCAGCGTGGATGGAATGTCGAACGACAGGTAGTTGCCCTGTTGGCCGTTGTAGTGACTCAGGATTGACAGCATCTGAGCTTCGGTGATAGCGATGAAGCTCACTCTCAGTTGGCTGGACAGCATGACGGTGCTGTTCCGCACCCTGGCCTGCTGGCCGCCAAGCCCTGTAAACGCTGAGTGTGGGTAGTCACCTGGCGTGAAGGTGCGGCTGCTGGGTGCTAGCGCAGGGAAGGTTGCCATGTCACCACTTACCCAAAGGACAGGAAGCCATCGGGATGCGTGCCTTGAGCTGCATCAGGCAGCCGCATATCTTGCACTGCCACTGCGGCAGTAGCAGCTGCTCACAGGATTTGCAGATAGCGAGACGGCTTTCCATCAGACTGTTGTGTAGTCGATAATAACCACGCCGTTGAGCTTGGCATTCTTCAGCGTAACGATTGGGGTGGCAGTCCACGGTTCATTTGGCAAGCCTCCTGCGGCACTGTCGAACTTGGCGTAGTTCGGGAATGTATAGCTTGGTGGCGGGCCAAGCGGCGGTGTCAATACAAATGCCGATTGAATAGCTCCTGCGCTGTCTCGTTTCAGCATGATTCGCGTTCCAGTGCCTGGATCGTATGACCCTATCCACATCGGTTCGCCATAGCTTGTAATTGTGTATTGGCCGTTACTTGAACCGAGGGGATAGAAAGCGCTAACGCCAAACTCTGATTCAAAGGTCAACACACCACCACCGCCACCACCAGCGACTGTTCCTGATCCCATTGTTGCTTTGCTGCTGCTCTTGGTGCCATCTAGGCATTCGATCACATTGAGATACTCATCGCCGTTGCTGCCGAATGCCACAAAGCTGCCGGGGTCACCGCCTGCGCCACTGAGCTGCAGCTGTGGCGTTCCAGGCTGGTTGAGCCGGGCTTCGTCGATGTAAAGCACCGTGCTGTTTGCCACGTCAATCTGCGATACCAGAACGCCATTGACATACCAGGACGAAACGGCAACGCCACCACCAGGGCAGGGAGCATTGGGCCTGATCAGCGTGCCTTGGCCGATCGGGTCGGTGCCGGTGCTGCTGGTGCCGTTGTACGACAGGAACGGCTGCGGCTCATACGGATCCGGTGGATTTGTCTCTGCAGCACCAGGGGGCGCTTCAATGCCGCCGGTCAGGCTTGAACCGAAGTCGAGTGGTGTGCCATTCGTGAACGTCTCAGCTGGCACGCTGGTATCTGTGCTGCTGTTGATGTCGCAGCCAACCCCGCTCTTGTTGCTGGTCAGCAGCACGCCTGACCCAACGGCTGCTGCCACATCAACAGCCACCAAGCTGCGGCCTTGGCTGTCAACCGGGAAGTGCGTCAGCTCCAGTGTCAGATCGCCGCGCAGTGTCTTGGTCACGCGGTTCAGCTCATACAGGAAGTCATGATCGACGCTTGCTGTTCCGCTGGCAGCACGGGTCAACGTCACCCGCACAATGTCGCCAGGCTCCAGCAGGGTGTTGAAGACACCAGGGCGGCAGGAGAAGCGCAGGGTATGGGTGATGTACTTGCGCCTGGCCAAGATGTAGGCGCCAGCTTTCACGGCATGATTCTCGACTGTGCAGAACGCACTCATGTCGTGCTGCTCAAACGGACCGCCTAATGCCGTCTGGCCATAGCGCACTTCAGCGGTGCGGATGATACCAAAGTCATCAGTCAGCTGCTGACGCCAAAGCATCTGAGCACAGAACGGCTTGCGATCTGCCAGTGGGGTGTAAGTAATCTCAAAGCTGCCGGGCAGTACGTGCTCCTCTGTAAACGTAAATTCCCAGCTGATAGAGCCTGTATTGATTGTGTAATCGTTATTGATTGGCAGCAGTGGTCGCAAGCCACGTTTGCCTAGGTTTCTGGTTTCAGTCACCAAGAAGTATGGCGAGAACCTTGCCAGAAGGTCTGGTAGGTTTGTGCTCTCTTTCAGGTTGACATCACAGTTGAAGCGATTGGTGTTCAAGAAATTAGCCGCTCGCGTCAGTGCCGTTGTATCGACCAGCGTGCTCGGGATCTTGCTGCTATTGATCAGGCACCAGCGCACAAGGTCGGCATAGTTGTTGCTTGATCCGGTGACGTTATCCACCAGTCGGGTGACAATCATTCCATTGCGGATGAAGCAATGAACCTGACGGTTCCATTGGTCGAAGCCGTTCGGGATGGTCACGCTGAAGCTCAGCGTGCTCATGTCGGAATAGACGCCTACGGTGCCGCAGTAGTAGCTGGCTTCAGGCATTGTGTAGCCTGCGCGGGCCACGATCACATTGCCTGGTGTCCAGGTGCCGGCGCGGCGGTTGTAGGTCTGGCTGAAGCTGCCAACCCTGCAACTGCGTTGGAACATATCGCGCACCTGGATGCTGCCGATCTGCCCTTCACTCAAGACGAGGTGGTAGTAGGCCGTGACGTTGTTGGTGATGTCGTTTTCAAACCGGCATTCAGATGCACCAGGGCTGATCAGAACACCGCCGGTGCCGTTGGTTTCATCGCGGCGGCAGAAGACGATCGGCACCGGCTCACCAATCACGATCGAGCGCTGTTGCGTGTCCAGTTGGCTGGAGCCTTCAGCAGCGCCTTCACTCAGTGGCGGTTGAACCTGCCCTGCCTCGATAGCCAATAGCGCCAGTGGGTCAGCGGTGGTGATGATGTTCACAGCCTGCACCCCTTGCCGATCAATGCCGTGGTGAATGTGCGCGGTGGGATCTGCGCTCCAACCGGCGCCAGGCTGGTGCCCAGCTGCATTGTGATTGAAGTGAAGCTGCCGTTGGCGCTCACCAGCTCGCCGTTGTACTGCGCGACCAGCTCCTGGCCGGTCTGTGGCGTGACATTGCCCAGCACGGGATCGAACTGGTAGATGAGCAGCTCCACCAGGCGGGCATCACGCAGCGCGGTGGTGACTGCAGTCATTACCAGGCTGGTGGCTGGCAGCGTGATGCTGATGCCGCTTTCATCGCCGGTTTGTCCTGCCGTAATGCCATCAGCCTCAAACGGCTGGTAGTTCCACTGTGCGCTGTTCCATGTGACGGTGGCGTGCGCGTAATAAGACTGCCAGCGGGTGTAGGAGACGCCGGCGCTGTCATAGATCCTGAGGTACTGGGATTGAGCGCGTGCCATTGGTTAGCGGATCCCCAGCGCAGTGCGTGCTGCTGGCGTGCGTATGCGGCCCAGCACACCCTCGGCGGTCAGCCGCATGGCACGTTCCATGTCGGTCACGGTGACGTAGCGCTGGCCGTCGAACTCCATCACCGGGCCGGTGGTTACGTTGATTGTAAGAGGGGGTGCTCCAGCGTCGGAACCTTCGGAGGGAATGGCGCTGTCGCCGCGTCTGCCGGAGAGGTAGTTGGTAGCAAAACCGGCGGCTTTTGACGAGGGAACGACATACTCGGACTCGCCAGCTTCGCCGATAAGACCGAGCGTGGGGCGGTTTACGAAGCCACCTTTGGCGAATCGTTCAGTGAACAACTCTTGCCGGCGGTTACCTACTTGAATAAACCCGGCCGATACTTTGACAGGCTTGGGAAGCGTCGGAGTGCGAGAAGGGGTTGTGCTACCTGCCCCATTCAGCTTTTGCTGATTGAGGAAGGCGCGTTCAATGTTGTAGGCGGCAGCCTGAGCATTTAGGGCTACTTGGGCCATTGAGTTGGCCAGGCGGTCTGCCCATTGCTTAGATATACCGATCTCGTTACTCATAAGTTTTTGGGCGAAAGCGCCTTCTGCTTGCAGAATCTTTGTGCGGTAAACCGCTGCTGCGACAGTGTTTTGATAAATAGCTATTTGCTTGGTGGCAGCCACTTGATTGTACGCATTTTGCAGGGCATCTCTTTGTACCCCGATAGCCGTATCGTAAGCGGCGGCGATACGGCTTACTTGTGCTGGTGTATTTCCGCGTGATACCGCTTGTGCAATAGCTATCTGTTTTTCTGCTACAAGTTCCCGGTATTTCAGTTCTACAAGACGTGCCTGTAGTTCGGCTTTTTGTATTAAGAGCCTGTTATTTTCTACTGCTTGTATGTATTCAATTTCGGCAGCACGGACTTGCTGGCGGAATTGAGCTACCGCAATGTTGTACCGTTCGGTCGCGGTGGAGGCTAAGCGATATTGGCGCTCCAGTTGAGTGCCGTACAGGTCGTTTATTGCGGCTTCAGCCGAAAGTTGAGCTGCGCGGACTTGGCTGCTGGTTTCTAGGGCGCTTATCTGGAGGCGTACAGCTTCGGCTGCTCGGTCGTAACGTTCTTTGTTGGCTTCGATCTCTAGACCCTGCTCCTGTAGCAGAGTTTTTATGCGTCCCTGCTCGATAGCTAGGGCTTGTGCAACTTGGATTTGCCGGACGCCTTTTTCTACTTGGGCTGTGGTAGCACCTGCGTTATCTCTGCGGAACTGTAGGATTTTTTCTTCGTACTCGGCGTTTATCCGAGTAATTTCTAGTCCGCGATCTAGTTCAATGTTGATGAGTTTTTCGGCTGCAGTGCGTCCGAGAGTGCGTTGTTTTTCAAGGGCCAGATTTTTGGTAGTATTGTAATTTTGGTTGACTTGTTTGTCGATGGCAGCTTGGAGCACAGTGTTGCGCTTTTCTTCCTCTTCGGTGATGGCTTTTGTGCCGTTGAGAGTATTACTGAGGAAACGTCCCAGGATGGGGAACCTATTTATGACTTTGCGGCCAAGTTCTGCGCCCCAAGCACCGACTGTGGTGACAAGAAGGTTTGTGTATTGAAGGATTTTTGTAAACCCGCTAAGGAGCAGTGACAGAGCACTAACAAACGGAACGCCAATAATAGATAGGGTGCCAGATGCAGCACCTAAAAACTGGTTCCAGATGTTGACGAGCGCGTTTGCGTTGCCCGATATGTCGCTTACTGCCTGTGGGATCATGCCGGTCTGGGCGGCTACGGCTTCGGCGGCGATGGCTTGGGCTGTTTGGGCGTCGCCGGCTTCGATGAGGCGGCGGACAGTTGTATCCAGTTCGGCGTTAACGAATACGACGCTTTCGCGCAGCTTGTCCATGTCGAGCATGTCCAGCGCGTTGCCGATTTCGGTGATGCGCCGCTGGGCGTCTTCGAGGATTTGGCCGATGGCGGAACCAAGGATCTGACCGCCGAAACCGCCGCCGAAGAAGGAACCGATAAGGCCGCCAGCCACTTGACCGGCGCCGCCGCCGAACAGCAGCGGGAAGCCAGCGCCGAGTGCGATATTTTCTGCTGTCGCTTTAGGGTTAAAGTCAAGACTGCCTGGACGTGGAGCACCACCACGGCCGGGAGGTAGTGCCGGCCCTTGAGGTCCGAAACCTGCGTCGGCG